GCATCTCCAACAGAACCCATTGCAGGTTTTGTTGCTGTTCCAGAATCATTAAATTCAATTAAAGAATTTGTTGTTGTTGTTTGAACTAATACTGGTTTTGCAACAGAAGAACCTTGCACATTTAAAAGTCTATTTGTTACGCTTGTTGATGTCCCAATGTTTAAATTTGTGCCGTCATATGTTAAACCACTTGAATCAGTTAAAAGCCCATCAGTTGTTGCATAGGGTACGCGACCAGATGTCAGTGCAGCGGAGTTTAAATTAACCGACCGTTCGCTTGGATACGTTAAAAATACGTTCTGCGTACCGGAACTGAAGTTAGTTAAAGAGCCAGCGTTAGACGAAGATAAAACCGTCGTACGAGTAAGCGTACTACCAGCCGTAGCATACGTACCAATACCTACTTCCCAGTTTGCGCCGGACTGATCTGCAATAGCATAGTAACAAGTATTACCATTACCAACAGAACTAAATGATTGATAGCCAGTAACAGCACCTAGTAAAGATACAGTCCCCGTACCGGGCGCCGAACAAGTTTCAAGAACGCGGTCTTTTAAAACTAACGCCATAATAGGCTCCTAATTACGAGGTAGCAGTTGTGCTATAAGTAACGCTTACAGTGTCGCCAGCAGTAGTTGCTTTGGCAGTGCTAAAGTTACCTTCGGAATATAACGTACCAGCAGTACTTGATTGTGTGCTAACCGCGCCCGTGCCTGTAACTAAAAAACAACCATAAACAGTGCCACCCGCGCCAGTAATTGTGTAAGTAATCGCGGTAGCAGCAGAAGTTGTTACGTTAGAAGGCGTAGTACCGGTGGAAGTAGCAGAAGCAAATACAGCCGTGCCACGAACAGCAGAGCCACCAACGGTGTAGTTAGTAAACTCAGCGGCATTAGTAGTTACCAACGTAGTCATAGTATCGGTAGCTGCTGGGGTTAAAGATACTTTAGTCAAACCTAAGAACGGGCCAACTACTGTGTAAGCAGAACCTTTAAGCAACGTGTCCAGCATTAACTGTTTACCAACAGCAACAACTAGATTAGGAAACTTCTCTTCCCATTTTAAATTACCTTGGGCATCACGGCACTCAACGTGGTAATGACCTTCAACACCCATTCCTTCAGGAATAGTTACGTTTGCTTGTAATGTGGCTACAGCGTTATCGCCAAACCCTTGATATTCTTTGTGCATGATTACTCCTAACTAATTGTAAAGACAGAGGTAGTAGAACCTACTGTTGGGAACGTAATTGTAAATGTATTAGATGCCGTTTTATCCGAGCCAAAATTTAAAACTATTACAGAAGCATTAGTAGTGCTATTGTAAATTAAAGCGCCTCTAGCGGTAAAGGACGCACCTGTCCAAACAACGGGGGCAAACGAAAGATATGCAATGTTATTTGTAGTATCGCCAGTTGGAACCGTAGAAACTACCAGCGTTTTACCACCAGCTGTATATCCCGTGCCAACAACTTCTCCAACCGTAGTATATGCAGTGGTTGTGTTGTTTAAGTTAGCATTAGCCGTGTATAAAGCAATCTTGTATACGTAAGACGTACCCGTATTAAAGTTAACCAACCCACTAAGTAGATTGGTTTTAAAGGTAGTTGTCTGTGTTTGGACAATACTCATGAATTAGGCCCGCTAACATTAAGTTTAGTTTGTCCATCACGGTAGGCATCGCCACGCTCAAGCCCATCACCAAGACGTTTAGCTAGGGCTACGGCTTCTGTAAACTTCTGCTCGTAGTAACCTATTAAGTCTTGCTCACCCTTCATAAATAACATCGCCTCGCGCATAGACCCGTATAGCAAAATAGGATCAAAGTTATCGCCAAGCCACGAAGTACCGGTAGAGTTGTTTATGGTATTAACAGGAATACTAAATCCAGACCCCGTTCCAATACCAATATTAGCGGCGTTAAAGCTTAACGTATCACCAGCTACGTAGAAGTTACCACCATTGGTCAAAGTTACTGACGTAACAATAGAACTAGCAATAGTAATCGTAGCTACTGCACCTTGCCCTGAACCGCCAGTTAACGGGATATTAGTGTAAGTTCCGTTGGTATAACTTGACCCAGCAGTAATACTACCTGTTGATGTAATAATCCCTTGCACGATAGACGCGGGGTAGAAGAAGTAGTGCAGTTCTACGGTATAACTAGAATCCGGCGTTGGGCCTAAAATAACCGACAGTTCGGTGTTAGCTGTATACTGTGGGCCAAATAGTGCGTAATACTGGGGGGTACCCGTATCAGTGGCTTTAGGATAAGCCTGTCTAATAAAGTTAACATCTTTGTTAAGTAGATACTCATAGCCGTTTGTAGTGCTGACTGCTAAAGAATATGTAGACAGAAAATCGTTTGGTAGTGATAAATACTGATTACCTGAAGTTAAAACGCCGGTTACATTTCTTCTTAGCGCAGGAAACTGCACCATGTTGTAAATGCGTTCTTCAGCCTGTTGCACAAACGTAGGAATATTCGCTACAAATAGCGACTCCGTATTCTCGGCATAGCTTTGAATTGTTTGGTACAACGTCACGTAGTTCACGCCATTGGCCCTCTGCTCATAACACCTTTAGTAGCCGCACCCGTACCACGCATCTTAATGCCGGTAGTTTTAACAGGCTCATTGCCAGCAGACTTACTAATGTTGCCAATAGTAACGTCAAACTCTTCTAACTTACTGCGATTTGGGCCACTACCGGGAGTTTCTGAAGCTGATACAGTTTTCCCTGACATAGTATGTGGTTTAGCATATACGGAAGCTTGTCCAACTTCCTTGCCTTTCACTTTGTTAGAAAACTTAGCCATTATCGCCCCCTTTGAGCTGCTACTTTAGCAAGGCCACGACCCATAGACTTCATGTTTTTGTTGGTTTTGCCAACAGTTTTAGTCATTGGGCCTTTTTCAATTTTAGCGGTTGGGCCTGAATCGCCAAGGTTTTTACCCTCGGTTTTACCCTTTTTAGCTACGCCATTAGCTGCTGATTTAAATCCCATGTTGTACTCCTAAGTTGTAGTTACAGTTACATCATTAACCGTGCCCACCGCAACTAGTGCATTAGGCGTTAAATTTCTATCAAACCCGCTAGAACCACCTACAGGTGCCCAGCCCCACTCAATTACTCGACTACCACCTTCAGGGTAACCAGCTTCTACAACTGTATTATTATCCCCATTTTGCGTCTGTACGCCACTCATTCCAGAACTATAATAGCTTACATCAGGTCTTGGTTCCCGTACAGCCTGTGGATCATTTACAGGGTACATACCTAACTGTAACTGCGGTTGATCCGGTTCCCAACATTCAGGACAAACTTTTATACTGGTTTGCTTAGTTTTAATCGTTAACTTTTTTAGTTCCTTAAGCTTATACCGCTGACCGCAACGATCACACTCGGCAATACTATATTTACCAGATGCAAAATTACTAGGCATAGAATAAATTCCTTGGTACAAACCTAATAGGTGCAGTTTCTCTATCCTCAGCAGAAGCTAGCCCAAACTGCTCTTCATAATCTGCTTTCAAAAACATTACTCGTTGCGGGTCTGTTCCTTGGATTTTAACACTTAAAAAGTACGATAAACCAGCTACCATACAGTTAACAAACCGAAATGGGACGTCTTGTACATTAACACCGCCACCAGCATCTTGAATACGACGCATACGCCAATAAACGAGAGTATATGCACTACCAGCAGGGGGGCAAGGCCAGATGTTAACGCAAGGTAAATACTGCTCAGTAATCACATCACCAATAGAATGAGCTGCTGCTGTGGTGTTATTCTGACCTCTCCAACAGTTTTGAAGTTGGTTACCTACAATATTTGTGTACGCAATAATCTCAGAACCAATCTGAATAAACCCTGTAGACCGTAAGTCTAGGTTTACAATATCCGCATTGGTTGCAGTCTTTAATGTGATCGTAGTGTCAGTAGCATTAATTGCCGTTTTTAGCAGGTAATCAGTTGTATTAGTTGTACCCGATTGACGGTTGAAATAGACCTGAATAGGTCTACCAGTAGTTAGCTTATTAGGAATAGTAGCGTAAGTAGGCTCAGATATACGGCTGAGATTAATATCAATTTGGTTGGTTGAATCTGCATTGTTTGTACGAGTTTCTAAATCTAAGATGTCCACGGTATCTATTGGAACAGCGTAAATACCTTGGTTGGGGTTTAAAATAAGACTTGTTTCTTCAACAGTCCATAAATTGATACCACGATTAGCCCACTCAATAAGCATCAAGTTAAGCGAACGTCTGGCTGTTCTAAGGTCGTAACCCGTACGCATTTGCGTACCACAACGCTCAAATGCCTCTTCGACTAATTCAGGTAAGTCGAGATTAAATACTGTAACTCCAGACGTATTTGCCATTATTTTTTCATGCCTTTAAGTGTTTCCGCAAACCTAGCACGTTGACCCATTTTACCGGGAGCTTTAGCTGCAGCTGCAAGTTTTTTAGCAGGTATTTTTTGACCCGCTTTTACTCCCAA